GCTTGACTGGGTATCCTTACCCACACCTATCAGATCAGCTTTCGCGGATAAGATAGTCCGACCACGCATACGCGTGGCCGGGTGTGCCTGTCGCTGGTGGATACCAGCGAACCCACTTTCGCACGTAACCGTGCTTGAAGGCGGGTACCGACGTACTCCCTAGGTTCTCAACCACATCCAGACTATGATTCCATTGCTGGAGCCATGGTCGTGGCTGAGTAACAGAAGCTGCTTTAGACACGTACCAGAGAAATAAGGTACGTAGATCAGCGATGGTAATAGTCTTGCCTTTTGCAAGGTAAGATTTATACCATACACTCTGATCTTGAGTCTGATGCGATCTCCTGTTATACCTAAGTACCTTGAGCCGATAGCAGTCATGAGCTGGTATTTGTATACCATTCATACTGTTTTCGGATGGAGGTGCCAAAGGTAGATCGTAAGTTCTTACGAGATACCGAAGGTAACTCCACACGTGACCACGAGGCAATGATACGCCTGCTACCCCGTTTATAACGTGGCAAAGCTCAGCTTTGCTCGCTATAGAACGGATGTAGAAGGGTGTAACATTTACCCCTTCGTAAAAGTCGCCTCCGCAGGATTCCCTAAAGGGTCCTGAAGAGTAAGACTTTTCTAGGTTCACGTGGAAACCAAGGTAATGGCTTAGGTCTACGTAGTCTTCATATAACTCAGATTCTATGATAACATCGTCACCATAGACAGAGAATTGTGAAGACCCGCAGGCATAAGCGAGAGACGCGAATATCAACGTTTCTATACAGAACGTAGAGCCGTTCCCCATACTGGAGAACTTCTCATATGTTCCTAGAGGCAATCCGTCAGCTTTATAAGAGCTGGCACGAAAGCTATCTAGATAGCGCAACCAGTCGTCCGGAAACAAAAGGACAACTGTATTGTAAGCTACTGTATCTGACGCTGCCGAGAAATCGACAGTAGCCAGCGATCCATCAATGGACCCCTGGCACGCCAGACGTTGATTTCGAGACTGGTTCGACAAATCCTGACCAAAGAGCTTTAATCGCTTCTTGGTCCACTTATCAAAAGCAAGTTGGAAGTATAAATTACTTTCCGGCTCGCAAGCGATAGTGCGATGAGTCTTCCAGTTCTTCGGTACAAACTCTACTCTGTTAGTGTGTACCAGCTCCGCCCGGTATCTGTCTATCCCTATAAAAGAATATAGGGCGTCGACAAAAGGCCAGGCAGCAGGTGTACATACCGGCTTGATCGTCATCTTTAAGTAAGGTAACGATTGTCGCCTTGAACGAGTAGAAGTTGCTCCTGATGTCACCCTCATCATCGACGGTAAATCATCGACGAACTGAGGATAGGACCCAAGGACGCGCTTAATATAACGCTGCGCTTTTCGAATCTTCTTAGGGATGGAATCTTGACTTTCGTCTAGTCCATCGCGGAAGAAGGTATCGAGACGACGGTTAGTATACGCACAAACGAGCTCGTTTTCCAAAAAGGAAGTACGGGCAGCTTGTAAGCATACTTCGTCGTCCGCAAGGAAAGAAGCTTTCTTCACGAAAGCTTCGACCTGTCTTAAGGCCCTAAACTCAGCGACGCCATGCTTAGCTGCATCGAAGAGCGAGGAGCAGGTAGCCAACCGGCAAATGTTACGGGCCCTTGAATAACCTTCAAGGGTAAGTAACAAACGCGGGTCGATACTACCGGCAAGATCTTTGATAAAACACCCTGTTATCTGGTGTGTGATATCAATGGGTTTCATTGTGAAATCCCTCCTGGTTAGGTTACGTAAGGGGTTAAGTGGTCGAGAGTCGATTCATCTCCTCCAAATGCGCTCAAGAATAAACGAGAGCACAGATGGGAAGAGAGCAAGTAGGGTTCTCCCACTTGCGAAAACGATTCTCTTCAGCTTAACCATTCTTGCGTATCGACGGTATTTGCAAACTCATCACCCGCGACAATGTCACGGAGGATGACGAGCATTGCGTCGACATCAGTACTCAACCCATCAACTGGGTAGCGTACCTTGACCTCACCAGCGATCTTCTGACTCAGGATAACACCATCGGCATCCTCCGTAGCGTGAATAACGCTAATGACGGATTCGACGATGGTGCTATTGCCTTCAGGTACACGTCGCTTCTGAATCACTAGCTTCGGTTTCGAAGCAGTGTGACCAGAGGTAGTGTACGTGCGCGAGTTTCCGTTATCGGCAAACTCTGTGAGAGCCGTAGTCATTGCGGCCATTGGTTTCTCCTTGTGATTTATGAGATTCTCTGATACAAAAGAGCTAGAAGATCTAGTATCTTGAGATCAGATAGTCTCACGTTAAATTGCGGGATTGACGACACAGAGGTAGGTACCCGGCTTTCAAACTCAGATATACTGTATCCAGTTTGCCATACGTCTCCGGACACAAACTTTCCAGTCTTCTGCAAATTTTCCATTTGCGAAGAGAGGGAACGTTCGTGAACGAGATAAAAGCCCTGGCTTGCAGAATAGTCTGATGAGAAAGCGAGGAAGGACATTGCATTTATCGCCTGGCCAACGTTGATAAACCAATCGACAACGAAACTGAGAGTAACTAACTCCCAGGCCGTAGCCGGTAGGTTAAATCTCCATTTGGCTGGTTCAATATCTGCGACGACCGACCCTCTTGCACTGACACTCACGCTGTGAAGAGTTGTATAACGCATGTCGAAATGACTATGCGTAAACACACTCTCTTCAGACCAAGAAGTACTGTGGGAAAGACCCACCTTCTCGGAATAGCGCTTCCTCTCGAAATCAAGGCTTTTCATTACTTCGGAGATCTCTTGCATATCATACAAGAGAATCCTCCAACCGTAACGAGCGGCCAACCAATCGTTTGACAGACTTTTCCAATTTCTTGGAAAATCAAGTTTAATGAGCCTTAACAAGGCATCCTTAAACATCCTGCGAACGTGGTGGATTTCGGCTAAGAAAGTTAGAGTATCGTGCCCGTTAGAGTATATCTTGGCTGCTGCCGCCTGAACTAAAGCGTTCAGGTTAATACCTTCCAACCCAGAACGGGTTGTAGAGGTAGTAGGCAGCCAGTCATGACATGGAGCAAAACCATTACTTGCGTAATAGTGCCCCACTCTAGTGGTAAGGTCGATAAGTACATCAAAGTCCCCAGTAGCCTCTCCGGTAGCTTGATACTTCCGGAAAGGTGTATGGGGTAAGAGTACTCCCTTCCTTTTAAGCTGGTGAAAGTTCTTAATATCGAAACCCGACATGTTATTGTGCGAATGACTACTTATGTGGTCAAACGAACCTATAACAGTAGGGTCATCCGGTTTATCCGGATCATCCCGTATGTAATCACTTTCCGTGACTACATCAGGGAGGTCGTTATTATAGGACCTTCTAGTTAGCTTAAATGCGGGCATCTCTCTATCCAACGACTGCCGCAACAGCCGTAGTCGTGGAGCCGATACGGAGCCTACTTACGTAGGCCTGACCCCCCATTAGGGGGGG